TACTCTGTTAAATAGCGTTGGTGGTATTGTAATTAATTCTTCAGAAGGAGAAGAAATTGTAGGCTTATCAACAGTTGAAAAATTAGGTAGGTTAGTATTAGGCGCTGTATCTTCTGCTAGTATTTCACCAAAGTTATATACATCATCATCGTATTCTCTTGCTGTTATATCTACTTCATCGTTATTCTTTATAGCAAGTTTCATAATCTTAAACTTTTTGCCTTGATTAGAATTTAAAGTGTTCCAACCTAAAGATTCTAAAGAAATAAATACTACATCGCCAATTTCTGCTCTTAAGCCTTCAATTGTTGATGTAAATTTAAATACTAAAGATTGCCTAGATTGTTTCATATTAATTGTAGAAATCATCAAGGCTCTTTCCATTTGATCTGTAAATGGTAGTTCTATTGCTCTTTCAAGACTTAAACCATTATCTTCTGTTTTGAATGTATCGCTTTCAACAATAGCAAAATCACCTTGCATATCACGATTTTTATTAAAAAAGTTTGCTCTTACTTTATTTGCCTTATATTCTTTACCACCCAAAGATAATTCAAAAGCACCAACAATATTATCTTCGTCAAAAGTTTGTACTGCTGTACCTGTATCATCTATTAGCAATTTATATTTACCACCTGAAAATATTAAAGAACCTCTACAACTTGTTAGAAGTTTTTCAATATTATCTAATGCTTTGTTGTTGGTATTTAAAATGCCATTACAAGTATATTTCTTTTGTGTTTTGTCTCCTACTGTGACTTCAGTATCACAAATATTTCTTGCAGAAGTAAATGATGTTGTGTCTATTTGGGATACTGGTATAGACCTGCCATAGATTGTATTGGTTAAATAATCTTCTATGCAGTCTGCTGGATTATCACTAAATACTTTGTAATCTGTACCACCTGAAGAAACTGTCCTAGTTTTTTTACCAACAACATCAAAATTGACTTGTGGAATACCTGTACTACCAAAAACTTCAGGCTCAAACTTTAATCTAACTATTGCATAAGCAACACCTTGCAATCTGTCTGTTGATGTCCAAGCACCACCTGTTTCTGTAATTAAATCTTGGTCGGCAGTTTGTGTAGTCGTGCCATTGTATATTTCATAATTGACTAAACCTGAATATTTTGGATTAGGTACTGTTGTTGAACCATTCCAAATATTAAAGTCTGATGCGACAGTTAAAGGATCATTATTTAAATATACTTGTTTAACTCCTGATATTTCACCTTCTGCTATGGCATAAACTATATGCAAAAACTCATTATCTTCTCCTGATACATGATAAAAAATTGGTGTACCGCCTACTCTTCTTTCGCCATAAATAACAGGTAAAGGATTGGTAGAACCTTGTTGATTAGATAATGCTG